AAAAAAAGCGAGTCTTTCTTCTGTACGTTGCATCTTCTACACGCAGCAACCAGATTATCCAACGTATCTTCACCACCCTTGGACTTGGGATAAACGTGATCCACTTCAGTAGCCACGTCACCACAGTACGCACACGTATGAGCATCACGTTGTAACACCTTTATCCTTATCTTCTTCCAATGAGCAGTAGCCCTATATGGCTTTAATGCCATCCTTTACGCTCCCAATGTAGTAACGCGTTGCATGCATAGTCACGTGATCCATACCTATGCTTCAAATATGAAATGTGTGCATCAATCTGTTTATATGGGCTAAGTGTGCCATACCATTTACTACGCATTTGACCTAAACCATAGTGCGATTTATTCCGCGCTAAATAGTTCCATCTACTTTCATAATGTATAAGCCAGTTATAGCATTGAAACTGATCCCAATTCATTTTGTTATATGCATATAGCTTGATATTCATAACGTGAACTGGCTTTTGATTTGATTCAGCGGCACTTACATTCATTGCAGATAGGCAAATGAATAGAGCTGCCCCTAATGCTCGCCTCGCGGCGAAGGTGCCTCTCAGCCTTCGCGAGAGTCTGAGCATACCAAGCTTGTCAAGTATGTAACAAAACCGCAGGTCAGAGGCTTGAATTGTCGACATTTAATCTTTACCCCATCCAGTACCCTTAAAGTGACTGCTCACTGGAAACCATACACGCCACATTTCGACGCCACAATCAATGCAAACCAATCGCTTAGGATCGCTTGTATTTAATTTAATTTCTTCGACTCTCTCGCATTCGTCACATTTGAATTCATAGAATGGCACGATTCACACCTCTCACGATTACCATAAATCCACAAACCACAGCCGTAACAACGGTGCAGTAATAAAGGCTCAGTAGCCATTAGCTTTGAGAAGATAGACAAGATCTTCAACTCGGAGAACCGCCACCCAATCGTCGATGGCGGCTTCCCCTTGACCGTTAAGGCGCATGACGGCTACGCCTAGTCCCTCGGTCTTGCGTGCTTTGAGCTGCTTCATTGTCGATGCAGGATCAAACTTTGTTCTGGCTTTTACTTCAATATCAAGGCCCTCGATTCCTTGAATATCAGATCCAGACGCGCCCGACCCTACTTGATGTGCATGCTCCCAGCCATGATCACGCAAATACTGTGCTAATATACGCTCACTTTCACGGCCTCGTACTTTTCGTGATCGTTGCATTTAATTACTCCTGACATGACAGGTGCGACATTCGCAAGGCTTTACTGCCCCCGCAGTTATAGGTTCATTGCAATTGTCGCACACGTCAATGCGTGCGTCTAATACCAACATTTCATCACCCCGCTATTGTTGCTTCGTCTTCGGGTCTAAACGACCAACGGCCGCTAGGATCTAACACCATCCATATTGGCTTGCAATGCTCACTCTTGCGCTTGTATGGCAATGGACACATCCAACCCTTATATGGTCCCTTGGCACCCGTTCCTTCACGTACTGTGCGTGTGCCGTGATCACATGTAGGCACTATTTCAGCTGGCACACCAGCCATGACATTTTGTATTGCTTCATCAAGTGTAATGACATCCGCTGGTGGCTCAAGCGTCGTGTCCCAAACAATTTCAGCTGAAGGATTAGTGGCTTTTAAGAACTCTTTTTGTTCTTCAGTCCGTACACGTATGGGTTTAGGGCTTGCTTCAGCGTCATTGACCTTTGCCATTTCAAGGCTACTTGGACGCTTTCCCTTAGCTGATAATCCAAGATTTGCCAAGCATCGTCCAATGCTAGAACTCTCGCAGTTTTCAAGCCAAAAATCGCGATCCACACCACGATCTTTGCGAGCGCCACGCGCATAACCAACAGCGGAAGGATTAGTATCAAGATAGGTGCGGTAAGCGTATGCCTTGAAGACAACAATTCCCCTTTCTTCATCATTTGATACAAGCTCCGTAACAATCGCACCGTCCGGATTCTGTTCATAGAACTTATGTATTCTTGTATCCACATCTTCATAATTCTCCAAATTGAACATCTAATGCCTGCTTTCCTTGTTGGTAATCGAGTTGTTCTTTAAAACTCCAAGTCGTGCCATCGTGCCACGTTTGGGCTTCTTTAGCGCAAGTAAAGCAGTAATGCCTGTCAATGACCTTGCCGCGCCGGAAACTCGTGATCGTCCAGACCGCTTGCGATTGGCCCCGAACATCATTCACGCCCCATCTTTGTTTGCAGTAATCGCACCAAGTCCCTCTTTTACTCGGCGTAATCTTTGCCATAATCAGCCCAATCCGTTCCAAGCGCCGCCTCGCCGGCAAGTGCCGCATAGGCGATAAGATCAATAAAACTATCCCTTTTTGGAGTTTCGATAATCCGCGATACCTTAACCAATGCCATTGAGATACACACGTCCAATGGATCAATCTCCCGTTGGAAATAGCTAGACCATAGCTCAGCGATTCGCTTGATATTGACTGCGGGATGTCCGTATTCAAATCCTCTTTCATCAATAATGTCGGCTGCATTAGTCAATAAATCTTTCGCTGTATATGTGTTTTGCCCGCGCGTATCCTTTTGCCCATCCATCTCCATAGCCCTTCTCGTAGATTTTTAATACTGCCCAATAAACTAAAAGTAAGAAAATAAATAAATATGCAATGATGTAAGCGATCTGCTCAGCTGTAAAATTATTCGACATCTGCGCTCACCCCATGCACATCAAGAAAATAAGCAGCCAAAACTTGACGGCTTAACCGCCCGCGTTCTTGGCTTACGCCTAGCTTGGATTTTGCATATTCACGTATAAAGGATGCCTTTACGTAATGTTTTCCGTCCGTATATGCACCGGACTTACGATCAAATCTAATCATCGAGCCACCCCACAAACGGGACACTCAATTACAAGATTTCCAAACCAATCCAAGCTCTGATAACGAACACCGCAATCAGCGCATTTGTTTTTTGTTGCCATTGCCCTAATACCCCTTTCAAATGGTATTTCAAATACCAATTAGACAGGGTAAATGCCTATTTTGTCAACGACACGCCGTTGTCAATTGCATCAATGTGGTCGTCGATGCTACGCCTAATGGGATATATGTCATCCACCATAGCGTTTGCCTTCTACAATAAAGCTGCCATCACGCTCAATGGGAATCGCCACCGGTTGCACACGCTTGCGGTCAATATAAATAATGCCAAAACCTTGCTGCCAGTTGAATGTACCTTTCGTATAACTGGCTTTGCTGACATCCATTAAATGACCGACTTCAAAGCCTGTCAGAATACCCGTTAAAACGCCCCCAGAAGCCGTTGTAAAGGACGAAATACCCTGTCTATGGGTATGCCCACACACCACTGACTTTCCATGCCTCTTAGCGGCTTCTAGGGCCGTTAAACCCCCATGTGGCTTAGTGCTTTGCTCATCACCGTGCACCATAACCCAATTTTCATGGAACTGATAGGGCTTGTGATGGTAGGTAATACCCAATTCATCTAACCGCAAGAAACGCTCGATCGTCAGCTCCGGCAAGCCAATCAAGCCCGGTAGCCGTTTGCTTAGTGAGTTGTAGAGTCTTGCGCTGTGATTGGATCGGCTGAGATGTTGAACTTGCAATTCGGCCAAGACTTCGACAGTTCGGTTACGATCTCTATCAATGGTTCCAGACCACTCATCCCGACCGGATGACCAGCGGCTAATTGTTTGGAAGTCGATTTCATCGCCCACGCATAGAACGTCATCAGGTTTGTATTTTCTGATGAATTGGGCGACATTCTTTACTGCTTTCTTATCTTCGTAGGGAACTTGTAAATCGGATATGACTACGATTCGCTTAATCGTCTTCGTCCTCATCCTCGTAGGGTGACTGATCCGGATTCGGAATAATCCAATCGGGCAGGCGCATCTGTTCTTCGATGTACCAGCGCGATTTATCCTCGCCGTATCCAGCCCTGACTAGAGCTTCATAACATTCAACAATTTGAGCAGCCCATATATCTATGGCCTTTAGTGGCTCGCCTGTTTTGCGCGCAACAGATTCTTTGCGCTTGCGCTTAGCGGCGAGTTCGCTTTTTGTTGGTTTTCTTGCGCTCATTAGTAAGCAATTCTAAGACCATGTGTTCAAGTTTTTCGATGCGCGACACGATATGTGACGCATCAATAATTGATGGCACTTCATGTCGAATAATGTAACGAAGCCCGCCGACAATGAGCGCGCAGCATGAAAGGATGGCAGCTACGAAAGCCGCCCATTCTGCCGGAGTCATGCCTTCTTTTTGGGTGAAACGTAACCTAGGATGGCGCAAGTAAGCGCGCCCAGAATAGCTCTCTGGCTGTTATCAAACTCGGAAGCCTGCCACGCTGAAAGGAAAGCAGCTAGTGAAAACAGGATTGGTTTTAGATTAAGTTTCATGATTATCCTAATCGATAGACTGTGAAAGTATTTGTTGCGGTTCTACGGATTCTAAACTGTGCAGAAGCACCGGAAATTACCGTTAGCGTTCCAACAGTTGTATTTCCATTGGCACCGATAGTGCAAGTACCGTTACCGGTATTGATAACGTACCAATCGAAAGATCTATTGTTTGCACCCCACGTTAAAGCACCTTCAATGTTTGTCCCGGTGGGTAGGTTAACCGTCTGAGCGTTGCCGGTATATTGCAAAATTCCCGTTACAAGTTCCGCACCAGTGAGTGTTGCAGCTGTGTTTTTTGTAGTCTGAGCGCCCTGATCCTCAAGCCATAAAGGTAGATAAACAGTTCCAGTAAAAACTGGTGAGGCTAATGGTGCATAAGTTGTGGCAGCGGTAGCGGATTTCAAATAACCCTGACCGACAACGTATGCAGTTGTGGCAAGTTGTGTCGTATTTGTGTCAACGGCTGCCGTTGGTGCCGCTGGTGTGCCTGTAAATGTAGGTGAAGCTAAATTGGCTTTAGCAGCAAGATCCGTTGTCAAATTCGTGATTTGCGACTGTGCAAGTGTCACCGGATCTGATCCAGCAGATGCGTGCGATGCCGCGTGCGCCGTAGGCGTGCGACTGTTTGTAAGGCGTGTATCCGTTCCATAAACAACCTGAGTAGTTGAAGCATCACCTGTGGCTGGAATATCTTTCGTTGACGCAGTTCCAAGACCACTTACCTGAGTATTGGCAATTGAAAGTAATGTTTGGTTAATTCCGATATTTGCACTAGTCGAAGTTCCACTATTAGTGATAGGGGAAGTAACTGCAATAACACCTGAAGGCCCCTGTGGGCCAGTAGCACCAGTAGCGCCGGTAGCACCAGTAGCGCCTGTGGCTCCTGTTGCACCAGTATCGCCAGTATCACCTTTAGGGCCTTGTGGGCCAGTTGGTCCAGCAGGTCCAGTTGCACCTGTCGGTCCAGCAGGTCCTTGCGGGCCAGCGGGTCCAGCAGCCCCAGCATTTGAAGCCACTACGGTATTGGATGTTTCAGTTACATCGACAGTAACTATATCCTCTTGAATAACAATAATGTCAGACACGTGTAGCCTCAGCCGATACAGTAATCACGCCTTGAATCAAACGTGTGACAATGTTTCCAGTAGATTTAATCTCAAGATCATAAACGTATTTGCCTGCTGGTACTGCCGCAGTCTGCGTAGCGGTAGCGTGAATATCCAATTTACCAGTGGCAGGTGTAATAGTTATTCCAGTAGTTGAGTTCAAAGTCAATACAGCGGTAGTGCTTTCATAGTATTGACGTAACTGCATAGCGGCTGTGTATCCAGTTAAATTGATTGGATTGCCAGCACCGTCTTTGTATTCTAGGCTAAGGAACCAGTCCGAGCCTTGATCCATGGTGGCGTTATATGTATTAGCCATTGGTTCCCCCTAGTAGCGGAATGTTAAAGAAACTGCCGTCATTATCGCCCTTAGGTGTGAAAGATACGTGGATGTGTGAACGATGTGGATTGATTCCACGGTACTTCACCCATCTAAATAGTGTCTTTCGTGAAGCTATTTTACCATTGTAAATCACGTAAGAAATTCTGCGATCATGTCTGGCAGATAGTCGTAACTGATCAGCAAGGTAGCATGCTTCGGATTTATGGGATCTAAGGTCAGCGTCAATGTCGAGGGCACGTACCATGCCGTTAGCAGCAGGATTGTGATCGGACTTACGCGCCGCATGACGGTAATCACCGAGGAATCCATCTGAAGTTCTATCTCTATCGGGAAACGCATCATCCACCTGCTCCCTGAGTTGAACCCCAGCTTTGCATAATTTAGGCTTCAACTGGAGCTTCTCCAGTATCTATTAACCATTGAGCATATTCAACATCGGTCATTTCGCGTTCGAGGGTTTCCCCATTGGTTGCATTAACTTCTAAAATCATAGGTTTCATACGTTGCTCCCATATACCGAAATGGTTCCAGTTGTAAAGGTAGTAGCTGCGCCCAAAACGACATCGATTCTATTGATTTGAGCAGTATTAAACCAAATTCCAGATAAATTGATAAGATTCGTATTTGCATTGGTATTACCCGTCATCGTAATTATTTGTTTTTCACTTACTCCATCCCCATAATTTATCAATGAATCAAAAAAATATGCGCCGCTCGCTTGTTGTGTGCTCACTTGAACATAGGATAGAGCTTGATAACCAGAGTTAGTACCAGAAACGTAATACGCATAATTCGCAACTGAAGTGTCATTATTGAATCTCAATCCCATTGAAGTCTGAGAGGCAAATTGAATAGCTTTGGAAACGACTCTGTAATAATTGTATGCAGGTAAAGAAGTAAAACTAACTGCGCTACTCGATGCGGTAACCGAACTAATCAAAGTCCATTTTCTACCCGCTGAGGTACTATCTGGTGGATATAATGCTATGCCCATTTTATGCTATCTCCGTTCCAAAAGCATTGAATGATAAGTTTGCAGTTGAAGCATATACTCTTAATACATCAGTGGAGTTTAGAGTAACACCTAGAGTTAATGCTACAGTTTGATTACCACTGATAGCAGCATCATAAACCAGATATTGACCATTAGCAGTTGCGGCTCCATTATCTGCTACGTAGATACGATAGGTGGCTCCAGTAGCAGCTCTGTTGCATACAGTAATTGTGCTGATAATGGTTTCAGTTGAGGCTGGCACTGTATAAAGCGCAGTTTCAGTAGTGGCTGAAGGCGCACTCTGACCTAAGATTTTATATGATGTAGTAGGCATTATGCTCCCATTAGTAAGAATGGATGAGGATTCTCACCCTTGAAGTTTTCAATTTTGTTGACTGTGCTATCAATAGCGTTACCAAGGGTACGCATAGCTAAAGCACCATCTGTAATAAAGTCAGTGTCGTTGGGCTCTGACCAGCCGTAATTCGGACTCGTTGCCATAGTGTTCCTATTCTACGATATACCTACGGCATCTAGGTTATCCCAGGTAGCCAATGGGTTAGCATTTTGCCATTGAAGTGTAGGTGAAGGGTCTTGCCAGCGTAAATCGCGGTAGCTATAAGCCTGCTCAGAGGTCTTTAGGGTTAGGGTGGCATTAGCAGGACTAAAGCTCAAATTCCAGCCCTCTACGTATCCTTCATAGGCTCCAGGCACGATTGAATTAGGTAGTCCAGTAATAGTCAATGGAAGGCCGAAATAAACGGCTAGGAGCTTATTTAAGGCTGTCGTAGATAGGGTAGGATCTAATAACCTTACCGAGAAGGTAGAAAGGCTCTTACGAGGCATGGAACGCAGATTTATGTATGTTGCAGCGATAGCCTCAGCATCAGCAAAATTCTTCAATTCGGTATTAAAGGTAGCTCCAATAAGGCCATAGGTGGATTGGCTAGCCAGGTCAAAGTCTGAAGCCGTACCACCTGAATAGCTCACATTGGCTAGATTCATTACGTCAGCGATATTCTCATTGCTATAGATTGAATTGATAATAATGCTGCTATTTGGGATAGAGGTAAAGCCGTTTAACTCAGCTTCAGCTCTACGCCTAGATTCATTGGCATAACCAACCTTGCCGTCTGTAGTTTCATAGATTGAGCCTAGAACGCTCATAGCGTATTTAGCGGCTAGGGTGTAGGCATCTGTTAAACCCGCTGGTCTTGATACAAAGGTATAAATTGGGTCATCAATAACATCTACGGTAACGCCAGCCTCAGTAAAGATTCGGCCAATACGAGCTGCATCAGTTTCCTCAGGGTAGGCGGTCTTTCCGACCACGATACGTGACATTTGAGCCATAGGCGCTACGGCTGTAAGACTAATAACACCCAAACCATCACTCAGGCTTGAAGCCCTGTAAGAGCCTTTAACGTCAGTGATAATGCCTGTGAACACGGTCACATCTACGTTAGAGGCGTTTTTCAGCTTGATAACTAGGCTGTCATTAACAGCAAAAGGATAAGCAGTATCAGTTAAGTTTGCTATATCTAGGCGAGCATAGCCTGGCCTGATTGTGTCAAATATCTTTGAACGGCCATAATCTATGCTGACCTGGTTAAATGTCAGATCAGTGTATTCAGTACCGGCTACTGTGATAGTAGGGTTAATTACCCAGGTCATGCTACTCCAAAGGTCTGAGAATAGCCTAAGGCACCGAATGAGCCAGAGGTAGTGGCCTCTAGATTAATAGTATCTGCAATAGCTCTAGCAGTACCGTAAGGGTCAATGGAACCATAAACGTTAATGTTTATTTCACTAGTAGGCACACCTGCACTATACGCTGTTGCGACTGATTCGCCTAAAAGGTTAGCGGCAGCTAATTCCTCTAGTGAAGCCGCTGCGCTCAGCAACGCTAAAGCTGAATCATCTAAAGTGTCGGCGGCATCCAATGATGCATTTGCCGCCGCTAAAGCCTCTTGTGCTATAGCTAATTCTTCAGGCGTGGTAGCGGCTGCAATTAAGGCATTAGCCTGGTCTATAGCACTTAGCGCATCTATTCTTGCGCCGCCTGCCTCAGCTGATGCGGCGTAAGCATCGCCCATTAACATAGCAGCATCACCTTGAGAGGCTGAGCTTCTCGCAGCTAAACTGTTAGCGTTCGTAATTCCTAGGATAAATGCCAATGAGCCTTTAATGCTTTCTAAGCTGTTTAGCCAATTAGTAAATGGGTCATTAGCCTCTGGGAAGCTAGTGAGCATGTTAGCCAGTTTGATAGTGTCATTCTGAAGGTCTTTTAGCTTCTCAGATAGTTTTGTAGCCTCTGTGCCATTTTCTTCAGCAATAGCCTTCATGAGAAGTAAGCGAGTGCGTTCTTCTTCAGTAATCTTACCCTTCAGGGCAGCTTCAATCTGAATCTTTTCTAGGTCGAATATGCCTTTAGCCTTCTCAATGGCTAGGCGGTTTTTCTTTTCCTTCTCAGCTAATTTAGCGGCAGCCTCACGTGACTTACGTATTTTATCTGTCTGCTTACGCTCTGATTCTAAGTACTTAGCGCGCTCACGTAGGGCAGTACGAGCCTTTGCAGGGTCCTCGCTATACATACCCATCATGTCACGGTTAAATTCGGCTAACTGGTCGCTAGTGGCAAATAAACCCTGTTTCCAGAATCTCTTAAAGTATGCAACGCCTTTAGCCGCAAAGCGGAAAGCATCACCAATCTTCTCGCCAGCTGTAGCGATTAACTCTAAGCCTTCATCATAGTTACCGCCACCTAGTGCTTCAAAAGCATCTACTAAGCCTTTACCGATATTCTCAGCGGCATCACCTATTGCGATATTAAGTCTGTCAATCTTAGCAGCGTAAGTATTAGCAGCCGCGCCTGATTGTCCAGAGAACTCATCATTTAGAACCTTAACCGCTTCACTGAATCCCATGGCCTTAAGCTCAGCCATTGTGTAAGCGTTCTGCACTTTACCTAGTGAGCCATAGTTTCCGTTATAGGCTTTGGTTAGTGCTGTAGTTACTGCATAAAGGTCATTGCCAGTACCAGCCGAAATGTCTAAGGCCAGCCCTAGCAATTCCTGTGACTTTTGTAAATCTAAAGTTGCATTGGATAGATTACGGAAAGCTGGGAATAATTCATCTTTAGATACAGCCGTAGCCTTTTCTAAATTCTCTAAATATGTGACAACGCCTGGAGCTTCAAATCTGAAGCCTAGATTATCCAAAGATTTAGTTAGGTTCTGGATTGCCTTATCTTCAGCAGCGAAAGCCTGAACTGAACGCTTTAATGCTTGATAGCCTACGATAGTAGCAAAAGTGCGGCGCGCTGAGCTGCGTAACTTATCAAAATTGGCAGTTAATCTGCCAGTAGCCTTCTCGGCCTCAGTGAATCCTTTTTTATTGAACTCACCAATGATATTAATCTTAATATCGCTCATGCTGCCACCTTTGTCTTATCAGCAGCCGCACGTGCATTGAATTGACGTGTAGCCTTATCAATAGCTTTCATAATAGCATCTAGCGCCTTACCATTGTTTTCAGCATAAGCGGCAAATAGCAAGCGACCTGTGGTCTTTTGGTCATTACCTTTGTAACTCTTTAATGGGCCTACTTGATTGCTCAAAGTAGTATTAAACATTTTGCCTGCATCAGGGTTGTTAGATTGGCTGCGATTACTTCCGCTTGGATTAGCACGACCAGCCGTTTCAACAATAGCTCCAATGGCTGATTTATTGAATAATGTAAATAATGAAACAAAACCCACCCTGTTACGGCGTTGCTTGCCCAATGAGTAAGTCATACCTCGTTTAATGACAGTGGAGTTATATGCTGGGAAAGACCGTTCACGACCAGTGCGTGATTTGCGTTCCATGCCTCTATCTTGCCAGTTATAGAGTCTTGTGCCTTCAGGTACTTTAGCTCTAGCATCTTTAACTACGCCCTTTAGGGCTGTGCGAATTTCCGCATCCATTTGTTTTTGTAAATCAGGCGCGTAGTTACGTAAGGCTTTTCTAAGGCCTACGATTCCTTCGACTACGACTGGCATTTTTCCTATCTTCCGCCTGTTTCTTTAGTACCTCATGAAACGCTTTCAGTAAATCACGATCCATGTTAATAAACTCGCTAGGCGCGATTCCCGTATGTACCGATAGTGCAGCTACCTGATACGTACGAGAATCACGCGTTAGCCATTTGGGTAATCATCTCCTAGAACCTCAACAGCCTTTAAGGTATCTAGGAATTTATCACCGAATGGGAATACATTAGGCGCATCTGCTCTACGCAGACATTCCCAGGCAAGCCAGTAAATATCTGACTGCTTCTGATCTTCACGGAAGGCTTTGTAAAAACCCTTCTTTGCATACTGCTCAAAAGCATACTCAATGGCTGGAGTAATCTCATGGGTACTCTCTGTGCCATCTGCCCTAGTAATTTTTAGACTTGCCATGTTATGCCCCTTTATTTAATTAGAACGTGCCTGTTGAGGCTACGGTGATTGCTGAGTTGATTGTGAATGTAATATCCATTGTTGAAAGGTCACCTGTTGCACCGTTGATAGGTGTTAGGTTATTTACAAGAATATCAAATGTATAAAGCTGGTTGGTGGCTGAAATTGCGCCTGCCTTATCATTTAGCATTTTTGTTACTACAGTAGTGCCGTATGCAGCTTGTAGGGTTGCCAATACGTTAGCTGTAGCCGTGTCATTAAGGAATGAAACAGTAAGGCTGTTAGCTTCAAGACCCTTGACAAACTTGTGCGCGGTGTCGCCCATAGCAGTTACTTCGAGTTCATCGAAAGCCTGATTAAGGGTGACTGATTGTACGTGGTCGCTAAGATCGACGTTGTTGATCTTGAGACCGACCTTGTTATTTAAGAAAACAGCCATTTAGCTTATTCCTCATCTTTCTTAGCGGTTGGTTTTGGTTCTGCTTTTGCGGTTGGCTCTACCTGACCGATTTTGATCAAGAAAGCCTCGCGCTCTTTGTCTATGTCAGCCATTTTAGCTCCAATCTGAGAGAACGCTGATAGATACTTCACCGGTAAGTAGATCGCCTACTGTTCCAGTCAAGACTGCCGGGGCACTAAAGGTGCCAATTGTATAAGCGAGCGATGACGCTTCAAGCTTATTTACAATGTTTAAATAAAAATCTTCGATGTTTGTAAGGTTGCCTTGATTATCAAACATTGGCGCAAGCACTATCAGTTTGAAATTAACTTTTGGCTTGACCGTCTTGTAATGATCGTTAGAAGGCTCAATGTAAGGATCTCCGGGCTGTATTACAATGCTATTAGCAAGCGGGCTAGCAGGTGGGAAGGAAAACACCTGCCAGACCGCATTATCATCTAGCGCAGCCGCGATTGTTCCACGTAGGGTGGTAATTGCGCTCATCCTACTTGACCGCCCGGAGCTAGGTGATCCGCAAGCAAACCTCGTACACGTGCCATAAGGGTATTACCCATACGGTATGGAGAAGGCTGAAAATCTGGTGATATACCGCCAGCATTTGAGGCTTGGCGTGCCTGCCAAATATCTACCGCGATCATAAGCGCGGCTTGATTAACTTCTGGCAATGTTGCGTAATCAATATGTGTCGTTCCATAAACCTTACCCCATGGAACTAAAAGATTATAGATTTCCTCAGTCGCGTTATTGACCGCGTATTTTATGTAATAAATTCCAACTTCAGTAACGGTTTTAGATCCGTTGTATTTAGCTCCGGCGTTCTCAACTGTGACTGTTTGTCCAACAATGAAATCGTGTGGCACGCTAGTATAAATCGTTGCAACGCTGGTTGTGCTTTCGTGAGCCACAACGCCATATTCGTTGAACCACAATTTTGATTTGATAATGTTTTCTGCCGCTTGGCAAACTTCTTCCACAACAGTAGATCCATAGAGATTACCGATACCAAGTGCAGAACGAAGCTCGGCTTCGGTGACATAAGTTGCTGGCATCTTTTTATCCTCTCTATGTTAGCCCCGGCGCAAGGGCTGTGCGCCGGGGTAACGTTATTGCTATTAGACTGCGTTGTTGAAGCGGAAAGCTCCTGCACCGGTCTTTGTGGCAATTGCGCCATAACCGTAGAAGCCAACCTCAACCTTGCCTGTTCCGACCTTATCGGCACGGAGTTGTAGGCGTGGTGATTCGTACCATGTGTATGAATCGCGGTTAACGACGATGATTGAAGAATCACCGGCACCTGACATGGTGTAATCAACGTAAAGCGGAAGTCCGAGAACGGTTCCAACGATTGAAGCTGCGCCGACTGATCCAGCTGCATTTTGTGGTGCTGATGCAGAGAAAATTGGGCGGTTGCTTGAATCTACGAGTCCAACGATATTGCTCCATTGTGTTGGCGAGCAGATAACGCCGGTAGCAAAACGGAATGTGTTTGTGTAGATCGATGATCCTGCACGTGCGATGAATGATGCAAATTCTCCACCATCCCATGGAAGGGTGGTTGTTGTTGCATCAAGAGTTCCACCAGCGGTGAGAGCTGCTACAACTGCGGCGTTAGTCGCCTTGTTGTATTGATCTCCCATGAGTGAAACGAGTTCTGCGTAGAACGCTGGAGAAGTTCTGTCGAGAACTTCTACGCTGAATAGCTGCATACCAGCATATTTTTTGACTGTGACATCCAAGTATTCAATGGTGGTCTGGTCGTCTGTAAATGCTCCGCCTTCAGCGACTTCAGCTACACCAGGTGCAGTTGCTACGCGTGGGATCTGGAACTTCATACCTGCATCTGGAAGAACACCGGATGAAATTGCGTCAATTGCTGGACGAACTCCGGTTGTCTTTGGGTTCCAGATTTCAGAAAGTTGACGGGTTGGTACCAAGCCGGGGACATCTGCCACGGTATCGGTGTCTGATGCTGCCGCGATCCATTGACGTGCATCTTCGCTACCAAGAGCAGCACGAACTGTGTTCTCTAGGTACGCTTCAGCTGTCACGTTAATGCGTGGCTTGGCATAAATTGGTGCTGCAACTGTTGGGCGAGCAGCCTCTACCGCAGGGGCTTCGACCTTGGGCTCAACGGTTGCGGTGTCTGGAGTATTCTCCACGACTGCCTCGCTTTCGTTTGTTGTTGGTTGTTCAACGGCTTCGTCTTGTGAAGCCGCTACGCTCAAAACTTCAGCACTTTTGAAGGCGGCTGCCTGCACGAGTGACACTTCTTTGAGCAAACTTGATTTAACTCTGTATTTGTCTTTGTCTTGTTTTCCAGCGATAACTTCAACGCCTACGGATAAACCGCTGCGGAGTTGTTCGCTAGCTTCAATGAGAGCATCGTTCCCACGCGATGTTGCGCTTACCTTGAACGTTGCATAAATCCCTGTTTCGTCTTCGGTAAATGCAACTAGGCGACCTATGGGTTTTTTCGCGTCATGTTCAAGTAATAGTTTTGGTTTTGGATTTGTCGGGATCTCAATAGATCCAGCTTCAAATACAACTTTGCCCACATTGGTATAACCAACTTCTGAATCGCCGAATGGCACAATCTTGCCGGTAATCGTGCGTTCCTCGGTATTGCAGGTAACGTCACTACTGAACTGAAGTAACATCTTCGTTTCCATTAGGTGTGAGATCTTCCATTTCCATGGCTTGTTCAACTGTAATCAAGCCTAGTGAGAGCATCTTTTCAATGACGTTGAGTCTTTCCATTGGATCTACCCGAAGGAAAGCTGAATCAACATCAAACTTAACAATGTTGCCTCGCGCCGTTATATCATCCATTGAGAGTCTGTCTTGTACGGCGTTGATGTACGGTGCGAGTGATAGCGCAACGAATTGCTTGCGTTCATCTTGAACATTGGCATAAGTCATGCTGTTGTTCTGATCTGCGCTTATGTAATAAGCGGGAACGTTCATCATTCGTGCAATTTGAGTTGATGTATTTTGAATTGCGTCAACAAACATCATATCCCTTGGTGAGAATGACGTCGGTTGATATTCAAGTGTGCTGGTTAAATATGCGGTGCTGCGCTGTTCACGTGCAGACTTCCATGCTGACAAAATTCCTTGGACTTCAGCTGGCGCAAGATCGGCTCCAGTATTTTTAATAACTCCAGAAGGCATCGGTGTGGATGTAGCTACACGCATTGCTTTTTCCAAATCAATTGCGCTACGAAGTGTGCGCGCGCCGCGTTGCAAAATGCCTTCGTCTTGTGCTTGGAATGTAATCAATGATCCAAGGCCCGACATTGGAACCGGAGATCCATCAACGGTATATTGAGTAATAAAATTACTATTTGAATCCGTTGTGAATGAAACGCGACCAGGTGCTACCCATTCAAATCGAGCAGGGCGACCGTCATCAAAATAAACTTCGGTGACGCGCCAATATGCGACGCCATAAAAAATTAAAGAATCAATTGTCCAAGCAATTGTTACAGATCGTGGCTGTGTCAATGAAGGTTGCTCTAGCCATAATGGTTTGCCGATTTCCTCACCAGTAGATTTTTTATACAACTCCATGGGAAGCCCGCCGATTGTGCAAGCGATTAAATTTCTGCATCGCGCAACGCTTGGTACGGACATTGCTTCTTCGCGTCCGACAGAAGTTAACGTTGTTGGTAAATAATAATTAAACGCATCCGTCATCAATTGCGGCGCGGCTTGTGCTTCTATTTTCGCGGGGCGAAAACGATCAAAAAGACCCATCGTTTAAGGATACCACACAAATCGGACATACCCGACATTTTAGACGATAATTTGTGGTTTGCTTTGTGGTTTAAGCAGCTGGTGGACGACCATCGCAAGACTAATTGCCGCGGATACGTCCCCGGCTGACTTTCGACGCACGATGCGCCAGCCCGCATCCGTTTCCTTAGCCGCACAGTTATTCATGGAGTCCACCAGACTAGCCTGTCCGATGTGAACGATTCGCGCGTTCACAAGTGCATCATATAGATCAGAACATGCTTGGTAAAACACGGTTCCTGACATATCTTGGATTTTGTGACCCGATTGAGCGAGCCTTTCAGCTACGCTCATGGTGGAGTATTTATCAAAACAGATCATTCGTGGACGGTATTTCATAGCCCATTCATTCACTTCAATTGCCATTTTAAGTTCATCAATAGCCACTTGGCTTTCAAATTGAGCAATGACTCCAACTGCAACCTTGCCATCTTCCCGTACTTGTCCCGCTACAAGACTTGCCATCTTTTTATTCACGGATATATCCATGCCGAAAATCGTGGCAGGCCCGGGCTCAATTTTAAGATCCTGAACCGTACAATCCTCAAAAGCGCGATAAGGCCACGGCGATTTGAGAGCTGAAACCCATTGACAAAGCGTTTCCGTTCTGCTTGCTTCGACGCTGGATGTGGCAATTGCTTCTGAAATCGTGTCTTCGTCAATCAAGTAACCTAAAGCTGGATTGGCTTGATACCAAGCATCCTTATCGGTGATCTTGGCAAAATCGTCAGCTGAATACTCCCAAAATCCTAGACTGGCCGGTGGATACGACAAAGCGCGGCTCCGTAAATCGTTAAGCACGGTGCTAAAGGCATCCCCGGCATTGGATGTCATAAATATCTGACTATTCGGGCGAGCACGCGTGATTGGCTTTGCCGCAGTCCATGAGTTTTCATCGATTTCGCGTAATTCATCGATGTAGAGCAGATCCGCGGTCTTACCACGGCTACCATCTCGTGTCGCCGCGACTATTTCGTATCTTGCCCCGGATAGAAGCTCAACGGATTCTTGCCCATTGGCAACGCGGATCTGCTTAACCTGCGCCATTAGGTGCGGGTTATCCTCAATGACATCAATGACCTTGCGAAAGGTGTCCAAGGCCATGCCGCGATTTGAGGACATCGCAACTATATTCATTTCACCGAAAACAAACAACCCTGCGAGGATCCTGATACGAGCAAGGTGAGTTTTACCGTTCTGACGAGCTACAAGCAGCAAATTGGTCTTACGTCGCCATTTATTGTCTTTATTGACTTTTAGCATGTCCGTTAGCACGTATTCCTGCCATGGCAAAAGTTCTAGCTTGCAATCGGTGAGGAATTGCTTTACTTCATCAATCCTAGAGGCACCCTTGATGGGTGCGTTCTGCAATCGTGGCTTGGTTGAACCCTTGCGAGCCATCTTCAATTAGCCCCCGACTGATCTGGACTAATAAAGGGTGAGTCTGTATCAATCTTGATCGTAGTATGTCCGTTTTGTACCGATTTGGACTGATTTCGACCGATTGGGGAAATTGAGTCCTTAAAGGCAGGGGGGGTAG